GTGTTAAATGATTCTTTAAGTTCACAAAAACCCAGATTTGGAATAATAGGATTCAATAATACAACATTGGATAGCAGCTATTTAACACTCAATTCGCAACCCTCACCCAATTTGTGGACGCAACACAATATCAACAATAATTTAAGTGTTCCTACCCCTTTGTATTTCAATAGCTCAAAACTAACAGCAAGTTATTTTGCAATCAATGGAGGATATTTTGGTTTATATATGCTTTCTAATTCAACACTATCAACCAGTTGGTTGTATATAAAAAATACCCACGTTTATCCCTGTCTTATTACAAATTCAAGCGTACAAATCACTGCCTCAATTATCAATAATGAGGGACATTATGGAGATTGGTTAGGTGAAAATGTGGCACTTAGTAATAGCAACTACGATTATTATGTGCGCGGACCCACTATACAAAATTGTGCAAATCCGACACTACGAGGTGTGATTAATATTGGAGGATTAAAATCGTTGGAACCGGGGTGGCTTTTTGACGCTTGTCCTGGCGTTAGTATGCTAAACATGATAGTTTGGAATTGTACTCAAAATTCTTCAGGCGGAAGTTATGGTTCAATTCAGCTATCAAGTTGCGTTGGCACTCTTCTTTATTTTAGTTTTATTGTGGAAGGTTTTTCACCTGTTTATTATGGAAATGTTTCTTTGCTTGGAGGAACTAGCTTAAAAATATGCGATACAACCATTTCTAGGGGAAGTTATGGTCTTTATTTACAAAACAATTCAGATGTAACTTACATCTATGGCGGCACCAGAAATACTACATTTATTGCTAACGACACTTGTATTATTACAGGATCAAATTGTAGAGTGAGTTTAAATACTTTTGGTGCATTTAATTATTTGAATTATTTGTTTAGGTTGGATGGTAGCAATACGTCAGCATCTCTTGCTAGTGTGCGTCTTCGAGGTACACCCGATACTTTATTTCTTGGTATAACACCAAATGCAGCGGCATGGGTGAGCGGTAATTCTTATGTGAGCTATTCATAATATGAAAATAATAGTAACACAATCAAATAATGTTTTTGGACCTGTTGGGGATGAAACAACACCTGAATTGCTGGGTTATGCAAACGAACCTTACAGCAACATATTTTTTCCAACTTTAACACCTTTAAAAAGTGAACAGGTTGCAGTGCATGTGGATCCTATTGATCCTGCAAGAAGCATTTACAAAAACGTTTTAATCAATCCTTGGACAGTATGGGATCATGCAACAAAATTGGATAGCATTCGTTTGCAAAGGAATTATCTATTAAGTCAAACAGATTGGACAGCATTGAATGATGTGCCTCTTTCTCCAGAAGAGAAAACGGCTTATGAAAATTATCGGCAACAACTAAGGGATTTTCCAGACGTTGTTGATCTGGATTTGCCGATTGAAGAGATAATCTGGCCAACCAAACCATAAATAATAACATATGAGCAACGCACGTAATCTAGGAAATGTGGGATCTCGGTTGCAACAAACCGAATCCGTAGGTCTTTCTGCAGGCGGCAATATCAAAGCTATAACATTTCAAGGCAGCGGACGGCTTTTGACGGATATTTTGACGCTTACTGGTGGTCAAATTAACATTCCGGTGGGCAGCACTCGTCAATTTAAAAATCTGCAAAGTGCACTCAATAGTCTGACCAGTTATATTTTCGAAGACACTGCAAATGTGCAAATTCTACTGGATGATGAAACATTCAATGAAACTGACACCATCAATCTGAGTCTTGACTATGGAGACAGAGTCACAATTAAAGGTCAGGGCGATTATAATTTTAAAAGCACTATTGGTAGTCCTGTTTTCAGTGTTAGCGGAGTAAACACCAGCACATTGAGTGCCACCATATTATTAAATGCATCATCAGATGTTCCAGCCGTAGGTGATTATGTTAATATTTATTCTGTTTCTGGACGAGATGCTTCTTTTCTTGCTGGACTTGCTGTTATAGATCTTAGCAATACAAATGGACTTTATGTTTTTGGTGCAGAGCTTTTAGGTATTAATCCAGTTGGAAAACAAAGAACAGGTAGCGGGTCAAGAATTATTCAGGTAGGAGACGTGGCAGTGGTTACATTACTTTCTGGTGGCAACGCAACAACCACAACAATCACTCGGGCATATACAGTTTCTTCAGTAGCAATAAAAGATTATAATGGTTTTAATCGTTCTGAAATACGCTTTTCAAATACAACACCTATTCCATCTGCAAATGTCGACAACTGTTTAGTTCAAATAGGAACTCCAAATTCATATATTGGCAACACATTCACACAAGTATCTGCTGCAGGTATGCATGTTACCTTTCCCACAATTGCAGGAAATTATGTCTTAACATTTAGCGATCTCACACCCACACAAAATTATCTGAATCCAGGCGATCAAATTTTAGCACTGGGTCAAGCGCGTGTTGTGGAAGCTGTCAGCAGTAACAACAAATGCTTTTTAGATGCTCCGTTCAGAACTGGAAGAAGAGGTTTGAGTGGCTTTAACCAATCTGATAGTTATAGCATTACTACACCCACTTCTTATCTTGTTAAAACATTTTATGAAAGATATCGCGGATGTCACCGAGTAGCCGCAGTAAATGGCACCACCAGTATCACAATTGAAGTGCCAGACTATGCATTCTTTCTTCCTAGTATGAAAGGATCAACAACTGCTCGGCAACCTATCAGCGGATTTCCGCTTCCTCGATATGGGATCACATCAATTGGGAATGGTTTCAATACCATCGATCCGTTTGTAAATGGAAAAATCTTTGAATCTTATCCACAATCTAAAATATTTAAAACTAAATTAAATTTCAGCAATATTACCAGTTCATCGTTTTTTCCAGCACTCACATCCGATATTGGTACACTAGGTTTTACATGTTTGTATATCAACAATAGTAAACTTAGAATGTTGGATAATCTGGTTATTTTGAACAACGGTCTCACCAAACAAAATGGATTGCGAGCAGGATTTGGATTACCCTCGGAAACACCTACACAATCAACCCTTACATTAGGAGCTAGTGGAATTGGAATTGTTGGATCTTTTGCACAGCATGTTCTTGTAGGAAATAATAGCAACGTAAATATTAACAATTTGGGAATTGGCGTATATATAAGAAATTATACCCAAATTGTTCGCGAGGGCAATCTTGATATTAATTTGCTTGGTGAATATTCCAATATCTATTACAATCAAGGATGTGGCGGTACTATAAATTTTTTAACAAGTGTTGGTCCAACAAATCAGATTTATGTTCCGTTAGGAACAACATCAAATTATACTGCAATAAATGCTAATGGTAAGAATTTTTTTACCAGTAATAATGAAACTGGCATTTGTTTTAACGTTTTATTGCATAAACGGAGTGATGGATATGCTGAAATTGATAATGCTGTTGCAGGCGGTTTGATTATAAATGGAATGACGCTTTTTAATAGTAATGGAACAACTGCACATCGGCATACTGCTATTGGAAATACTTGCACTATCGTTTATGGAAATATAATTGGAGCGGGAACATATACTAGTAGCATAGGAAATTTTGTATATTGTTACTACAACGTTCATAACGCTATTATAGGAGCATTAATCACGGGTAGTACTAGTTTTACTCAAATTATAAATTCATATTTTTGTATAAATAGTATTGTTTCTGGACTAATCACATTCGCTGGACTAGCCCCAGCCCAATATTCTTCTCACTTTTATTTTTGTGATGGTCCTATTGGGCTTCAGTTACCAAACATGAGTATAGATTTTAGTCAAAATACAATTTTTTCAAATTGTACTACAGTTTTCATTTTCAGCACAATAGATACTAGAGCCATAGCTTTAAATTGTGTTGCTAGAAATTGCAATAACATAGTAGTTGGTTTTGCAAGTTCCAATTATATTGATGTAGTAACTGGAAATTCATTCTCACCACCCACTATACAAAATTTTTAATATATGTATATCATTCAAAAAGATTTCGTTTTTCATGGATCTGATGACCAATTAAATCAATTAGGTCCCGATACGTACTATATATTTGCACCAAGAAATTTCACACCAGTGATTAAAAATGTTTTGGTAAATTCCTTAAATCCCCTAGCACAAATATATAAAAATGAAATGGTGAATCCCTGGACAGTATGGGATCATGCAACAAAATTGGAAAGCATTCGTTTGCAACGCGATTATTTGCTGGGCAAAAGCGATTGGATCGTAAGCAAATATGCCGAAACCTTGACCGAAGTTCCGCAAAACTGGCGCGATTATCGCCAAGCGTTGCGCGATTTTCCCAGCACCGTGAACGTGAACCTGCCCATCGAACAGATTGTTTGGCCAGTTTCCCCGTAACTTGATAAAAAAATAATTGTGCTATCATAAGGCGTGATTGATGTTCATTCGCTTCTTGCCAATCATTTGGCAAAATTAACTTACAACAAGTATAATCAAACATATACAGCATGTTGTCCCATATGCCGCGAAGGTGATTCTTGGCTAAAAAAGAAGCGTTTTTATTTTTATAATAAAACCAACAGCTGTTATTGTTTCAATTGTGGTTACAGCGCAAAATTATATAAATTATATTATGATTTGACCGGCAAAATGATGGGTAAACAGGGTTTTGAAAGTCCCAGATTCATTGAGGAAAAAGAAGCTCCTACTCCTGAAATACTGCCCAAAGACAGCATTAACATTTTTGAAAGCACCCAACTTTACAAAAACATGCATAATCCCATTTTTAAAAAAGCCATACAATATGTGTGTGACCGACGATTGCATTCCAGCATAAACCGACCCAAAACATTCTGGTTCAGTTCAGTTGATTTTATCCATAAAAACAGATTGATCATACCTTTTTACGATTTGGACGATAAAATAGCTTATTATCAAAGTCGTAAACTGCCAGGAGATACTAGCGATTTGCCCAATTATCTGAGCAAAAGCGGTGGTGAAAGAAGTCTTTTCAACATCAATCGGGTGAACGAACAACCCTACGTTTTCATATTTGAAGGTCCTTTGGATGCATGTTTCATTCATAACGGAGTGGCCGTGAGCGGCATCAACAAAAGCCGAAACAGTCTTACCGACAAACAAAAAGAGCAACTCAGCAACTTTCCTCTGCATCAAAAAATATGGGTACTAGACAATCAAAACAAGGATACTACAGCCCGGGAAAAGATGAAGCAGATCATTGAAACTGGTCAGAAAGTGTTTGTTTGGCCCAAAAATATAACTTATAAAGATTTTAACGAAATGTGCATGGGGTTGAAACAAAACAAAGTGGATGTGAATTTTGTTTTACAAAACACTTTTCAAGGACATAAAGCCCGGGCAAAAATGATGATATGATTATTTTTCGCTTTTGCTGGCGATAAGATATGCTTTTAGACGTTCGCTAAGACCGCTAAGTTCCACGCAAACACGAGCAATCTTTTTTGTTTCACTCTTGGCAACTTTTTCAAAAAGCGTGTCGCAAGGAGCCATATGCAACTGAGTTTGAACTGAATTAATGTCAGGACTGTTTAAATATTCCAGAAATTTATCAATGTTTCTTACCCATGTTTGCAGTTCAATGGCTTGAGCAGAATTGGTTTGACGAGCGGCCATTTGTTCCC